CAAGGTCGCTCCTTTACGAGTGGATTATCAGAAAGGGTAAATATGCTAGAAAGACATATTTCAGATTTAAAACACCTATCAGAAAGCAAAGAAGAAAAACCAACTGCAAAAAGTGTTGAGGTAAGACTTGAAATAAATAATATTTTAGATGAATTATTGAGAGATTATTTAAAAACAAGAATCAGAACTGCTGAACCATTAGAATCAAGATTAATACAATGGTTAAAAGCTAATGTGCATTATAAATATATCCAACAACACAAAGAGAGCGAAGCAAGTGAATGGATAAGTGTTGAGGATAGATTGCCGAAAGATATAGGTAATTTTTTAGTACATTATCAATCTGCTGACGGAAAAGGGATAAAAGTTATCGCTTGGGCATTTTATAATTCGCAAGGTCAATGGTGTAATGATGGATATATTTCAAATGTAACTCATTGGCAACCATTACCACAACCACCAAAGAACTAAACGGAGTAAAGTAATTACTTGCAACGACCCTTGTAAAAAGTCGTTTTAATGCTTTTTACATTTTGTTAGGCTTTCGTGCCGATTTTGAAACTAAAAACCTTAAATATTATGAATGTACATATTGACAAAAATATTGGCGTATCAGGGGCTAAAATTCACTGGATGCGTAGCAAGTGCGGTAAAAAGTACTGGTGTAGAATGGCAATAGCTATAATGGGTAGCTATAACATGACTGATGAAGAAATTGCAACCATAAGCCCATTTGACCCGAAATTCCACGATAACTATGTAGAGGGCAAAGGAGCAACAAAGGAAGAAGCACTTGCGGAAATGGAGAAAGATATGGGCGGTATTGCTGATAGCTTATGGGCTGTGTAGGCATGAAGCCTAACACCGACATAAGAGCAGTAAAGCGTTAGCGTATTGCTTCTTATAAAGTGTTGTAAGGAGTTTAAAATTAAAGTAAAAGATTAGTTAATAAAAAAGAATAGATATGAAGAAGATAAACCACTAAACTAGTGGCGGATAGTGAATTTTTAACTTTTAACAGTATAACAAAATGGAAATTACAAAAACTTTAAAATTAATATTACATAACCCAGCTAATAAGCTTACACTTACCTCTAGAGATTTGATAGAGAGCGCCTTAATAAGCTTAGAGATTACTAGTGATAGAATTACAGAGGACAGCGCCCGGCTACGTGGAGCTAATGAGTTTTTAGTCGCCGCCGGAATACAAGCCATATTACTATATAAAAACGCTAACGAGGTAATTAACTCCGAGTCCTGGCTTACTATATGTAAAATTATGGAGGAATATAAAGACCTCCACCAAACAGCCGAGGAGGCCCTTAAGATTTGTAGCGGTTGCGGCACGTTGTCGACCAAGATAATACCACCTCCAGCACTAACGTGTTGTCCGGATAGTAATTATATTTTAATCCGGGAGTACTGGAAAAATTCAACTTATAAAAGCTAAGATTATGGAGGATTTAAAAACAGTAATTAACGCTTTATTTAGAGCGGAGAGGAGCTTAAGACCTTTGGAGTTTAAAGCTATGTTTATATACAAACTAGAAAGCGCTAACCGCTGGGCCTTCGAACCTAATAGTAGAGAATGGTATTATAGTTGATTTATAACACCGGTATAAGAAACGTGCGAAGCAATGTTTTGTTAGGTAGTGTTATAATAAGTATATTATTTAGTCAATTATTTTTGATGTTAATATATTATCACTATATTGCAAAGAATTAACAGTATAACGAATGAATTACAAGGAAACTAAGGAGCGGCTTAAGAAGCTTAACCTTAAAAAGACAAAGCTAACCAATGAGATAGCAGCGCTTACCGACGAAGTTACAACCTTAACAGCGGAGCGCTCTAAAATCTATAATAAAATAAAGGACTTTACCGTAGACCATACGACCGCTAAAAATGGAGCGAGCGAGCTAGGAGCGCTTACCACTCAAATAAAGAGTAAGGAGCGCTCTATAAAAACGAAGGATAAAAACCTAGTTATTTGTATATTAGATATTGAAAGGCTAGAGGCGTAATTATGGACCAGCACTATTTTAATACAGCCGGAGAGTCTACAGAAAAGGCCGCGGAGTATGCTAACCAGGCAAAGGACCAGGAAGCTAAAATAATACACTTTATACAAGTTAGAAAGCTAAAGAAATTTAAAACGCTAACACTATTTAACGAGCTATTTACTGGCTCCGTCCCTTATACTAGTGTAGGCCGCGCTATAACAAAGCTTAAAGACCAGGGCTATATAAAAGACTCCGGAGAAAGAGGTAAGGGCCGCTATAATAGAAAGGTTATTATATGGGAGGTAATAAGCTTAGCTCCTACAGAGCCAGGAAAAAAGACGCTAAGACAAAAGATTAAGGATATAGATAAGGATAAGCTCCAGGAACTTAGCGACGCTTATATATTTGGACAACAAAGCTATACAGCGCGCGGCTCTTTTGAGGCTGGAGCTATGGCTATTTTAGAACTTTTAGAGGTAAAATTATGAGACATAAAGCTAGTAATATATTTTTTGGAGGCTTTATAGTATCGACTATAGTAAGTCCTTTACTTAATCCGGTAATATATTTAGGAGTCGTTATAGGCTTCGGTATATGGGCCTATTTAATACATTTAGAAAATGACTAATAAAGATAAAGCGGATTTAATAGTAAGAGCGGCCGGAGTCGTTATTATGGTAATGATAGGATTAACTCTTATATTATTTGCTACCATAATTTAGAATGATTCTAAATAGAATTATTTGTATATTTGTATAAATTAAACAGTAAAACAATGTTAAATAAAACCGTATTAATTGGACGACTGGGCCAGGACCCGGAAGTATTCACTTTTGAAAGTGGCGACAAAGTAGCTAAATTAAATATAGCTACAGACGACAGCTATAAGAATAAAAAAGGCGAAAAGGTAGAGGTAACCGACTGGCATAACGTCGTTATTAAAGGCCCGTCCGTTAACTTCGTGGAGCGCTTCTTAACTAAAGGCGCTTTAGTCTATGTAGAGGGCAAGAACAAAGTAAGGAGCTACCAAGATAAAGACGGAGTTAATAAGTATATATCCGAGGTAATAGGCTTTGTTATCAAAAGCTTAGGAGGCCAGGCGGACCAGGCTAGAGCCGTAGCGGAAGCTCCACCCAGTAACGAAGTAAACGGAGAGCCGGACGACTTACCTTTTTAGTTATGAAGTATATAACTTTTAAAAATAACCCAAAAATAGCCGGTTTTCAATGGGATAATATAACTATATCTATAGGAGGCCAGGAAATAAAAAACGTTAAAGATATATCTTTACCTATCGAAATGAAGGATATTAATAGGAGTTTTATAGAATATAGTTGTAATTAATGAAGTATTTTAAAGGCGATATAGTGGAGGTTATTAATAATAACTATGTACACTTTCTAAATATAGGGATAGGCCAGCGGTATAAGGTTGTCTTATCTTTAGGAGAGGAGGCCCAGCACTTAGCCGGGGTATATGTAGCTTATAACGGTCCGGAGTCGGTCCGCTTAGCACATTTACACCCTAGCAATATTACAATATATAAGCATACCGTTAAAAGTAAATTAGTACATTGGTTAAGATGCTGGAGCTTTTTAAAATAAGGAGAAAGGACTACTTTAAAAGACCGGTCTTTTTAATGACTATAAAAGGGCTATATATTAAGCTCTACCGCTCGGACGCTACAGTATTAAACATTAAGACTAATAAGATAAGGACGACCTCTTTAAGCTTAGCTAAAAAGAGTTATTTAAGCGTTTCTAATATAGCGGTTAGCGGAGTCTTTTTTAGCAATATAAAAGACTATAAGAAAGCCTTAAAAATTGTAAGAAATGGAGAGACAACTATATAAGCTTTTAAGAAAGTGCGGCCCGGAGGCTATGCTTAACGCGTCCTTAGTGGAGTACATTAAATTACAGTATCCTAAAGCCTTATTAATTCATGTACCAAATGAAGGTAAAAGAAGCTACGCGGAGAGAGCGCTAGCCCAGGCCTTAGGTATGCTTTCCGGAGTGCCGGACCTTTTAATATTCGACCCTAAAGGAGAGTATAACGGCCTAGCTATAGAGCTTAAAATTAAACCTAATAAAACGACTAAAAACCAGGACATAGTATTAATCAAGCTTAAACAAAGAGGCTGGCTTAGTGTAGTAGTTTATGACTTAGACGAAGGTATAGAAATTATTAACCAATATTTTAAAAATGACAAATAGAGAGATTTTATTAACTACTTTAGAAGTAATTACTGGAGGTTTATTTTTATATATAATCTTTTACGGTATTAAGCTAATAGACCAGTATACCGGCCTCCACTTATACAAAGCTTACAGACGCTTACTAAATTGGTACGCTAGTTTAGTGGCTTTTAATTATAACGAGCGCTATACTGTAAACGGTAAGCCCTTAAAAGAAATTAGGACCCTAAAGGATAAAGACGCGAAGCAATACCAGGACCAACTATTAAAGCTAAGGGTACCTCCAGGACATAGGGCCTACAGACTGGATACTAGAAAAGGGAGGCTCCAGCGTTTAGACTTAGAATATAAAGAGGAGTCTAAGGCTCACACAATAGAAAGCCTCCACCCTTACGGATTCTTAAGAATACTAGAACATAGTTATTACTTTACAGCGCTAAACGATTTTAACGCTAACAAAAAGATTAGGAAAAAATTAAACTTAACAGCTAAGCAATGGCAAGAAAAGCAAAAACAAAACTAGTACCTAGGATAGTATTTAACTCTAAGAGCTTAAAAGGTAACCGCTTCGAGGTATTACCAACAATAACAATATATAAATATAACCAGGGTATAGAAATAGAAATAGGCTGGTTATTTGGTTTATTTGAAATAGTTATTTTGTGGAGGAGAAAGCTAAAAGAGTAAGTCTTATTAATGGAGCTTAAAGTAAATAACGTTTACTTACCAATTTTTAAAACCAAAAAAAGGTATATAGTCCTCCGCGGAGGCTCCGGCTCCGGTAAGTCTGTTTTTATAGCTCAATTATTACTTTATAGATTATTAACAGAGGAGGGCTTAAGAATATTAGCGCTAAGGAAAGTAAAAGAAACGGTCCGCCTCTCTATTTGGAAGTTAATAGAGGACTTAGTAAAAGAGTACGGTATAAAAGACGAGTTTTATATTAACAAAACGGAGCGAGTCTATATACATAAAGACACCGGTAACGAACTACACTTTGCCGGATTAGACGACCCGGAAAAAATTAAGTCTATAGCCGGTATAAATACTATTTGGTTAGAAGAAACTACCGAATTTACAGAGGAGGACTTTACCCAGTTAGTACTTAGAGTAAGAGGAGTTACTAAGGTCCGTAAGCAGTTTTATATAACTTTTAATCCTATTAGCCGGCGCCATTGGTTAAAAAAGAAGTTTTTCGACGAGACAGTAAAAGAGGCTTTAGTATTAAATACCACTTATAAGGATAATACTTTTTTGGATAAAGAATATATAGAAGCTCTTAAGTCCTTAGTAAAAAATAATGAAAACTATTATAGAATTTATGTATTAAATGAGTGGGGCGAGGAGGATAGCGGCGCCCGTTTCTATAAACACTTTAGAAGCAATGTAAATACTAGCGAGGCGGTATATAACCCGGACTTACCTTTGTTTATTAGTTTTGATTTTAACGTAGTCCCTTATATTACTCTTACTATTTGGCAGTTTGAAGGATTAAGAGGCGACCAAATAGACGAGATACTATTACCCAGTCCGGACAATAATACGCGCGCTTTATGTAGAGAATTTAAGCGTAAATATAAGGACCATAAAACCGGAGTAAGAATATACGGAGACCCAGCCGGAAGGCACGCGGACACCAGGACCGCGGAAGGACATAACGACTATACAATAATTTACGAGGAGCTAGAGGAGTTTAGCCCGGAAGATTACGTACAAAATAAAGCGCCTAGTATTTACCTCCGCGGTATGTTTATTAATTCCATATTTAAGGATAACGTCTTTAATTTAGAGTTATATATATCTACCGCTTGCGAGGAGAGCTTAGAGGAGTATATAGCAGTAAAAGAAGCTCCGGACGGGACTAAGTTAAAAACAAAGGTAACCAATAAGGAGACCGGCCAAAGATACGAGCCTAACGGACATATTAGCGACGCTAACGACTACCTAATAACCTCCGTATTTACGGAATATTACGACCAGTATAAGGACGGGACTAAGAGTAATTCTTATATATTGAGCAGTCAAACGATGAACACCGGAAAACGTTACTAAATGTATTTAAGAAAAATAGACTATTATAACGTAATACAAAGCGATAACCTGGATATAATTATAAGAAAGTCCGAGGAGGATTTAGGCGAGGAGGTTACCGTATTGGAGTTTATGAACCGCGTAGCTATTAGCGAGGCTAGCGCCTTAATAGCTCATAGATACGACACAAATACAATATTTTTTTTAGAGGCCTGGAGCGCTATAAAAGCCTACTCTATAGACGAGTTAGTATATTATACAGATAATAAATTTTATAAGAGTTTAACCGACTCTAATACCGGTAACCTTCCGGACGCTGGCGCGCCAAATTGGGAGGAGGTAGAGGACCCTAGAGAGCCTAAGCTTTTAATAAGTGTTTTAGATATTGCGCTATTTCATATACATAAAAGAATTAATCCGCGTAATATTCCGGAAGTTAGACAATTAGCATACGAGGACGCTATAGAGTGGCTTAAAATGGTCGGTAACGATGAAATAACACCGCAAGGCCTAACTAAATTACCGTTAGACGAGGCCGGAAACGAGCCAGGCGCTAAAATAGAATTTGGAGGCTCTAATAAACAAAATATGAGTTATTAATAATATGCGAATATTTGGACTAGATATTAATATAGGTAAGCCGGCGGAAGTTTCAAGGCTTCAAAATTTAGACGTTAAACAAAAAGACGCTTCTAAGATAAGCGAGAGGATAATAGAGCGTCAGCTTACAAGGTCCTCCGCGGACGTTAAGGACTGGAGGGACTCTATAGACCGCGCCGAGTCGGTCCACTTTCCTAGTAGAGTGGAGCTTATACGAATATTTCAAGACGTAGAGCTAGACGCTCATTTATCTAGTTTAATCCAGTCTCGGACTTTAGCTTTATTGTCTAAGCCTTTTAAGCTAGAAAATCCGGACGGCACCGAAAACGAGGACGCTACTAACTTATTAAAATCGGCCTGGTTTAACCAATACGTTAAACTCCAGCACGAGGCTAAATATTACGGTTATAGCTTAATCCAGTTTGGAGCTATTGAAAACGATAAATTTAAAGAGGTTAAGCTAGTCCCTAGGGAAAACGTAGAGCCTAACAATGCTAAATTTTACCCGGACCGCTTTAATACCTCCACTAACGGAATAGACTTTTTGAATAATCCTAAATTTAAGGACTGGCTTATATGGGTAAATACTGGAGAGCTAGGTATATTAAATAAGGCAACCCCTTTGTATATTTGGAAAAAAAACGCTTTAGGCGCCTGGTCCGAATACTCGGAAATTTTCGGCCACCCTTTACGAATAGGTAAAACAAATATTAATAATCCTACGAGTAAAAATAATATGTACGATATGCTGGACAATATGAGCCGCGCCAGCTTCGGAGTATTTGGTAAAGACGACATAATAGAATTTGTTACAGCTTCCGGGAGTACTGGAGAAAATATTTATAAATCACTTATAGAAAAGGCTAATAGCGAAATTAGTAAACTGGTCTACGGCCAAACTATGACAAGCGACGACGGGAGCAGCCGAAGCCAGGCCGAAGTACACCAAGGGACCGCCGACACTATTACAGCCTCGGACTGTAGAGATACCGAAAACAATATTAACGACTTCTTACTCCCTTTTATGGCCTCTAAAGGTTTTAAAGTGGAGGGCTTAAGATATAAATATATTATAGAGGAAGGCTTAGACATAGACACCAAATTAAAAGCGGATACTATGCTATTAAACGGAGGTTATAAACTAGACCCGGACTATATTTTAAATACTTACGGGTCCACCTTATTAGTAGAGGAGGAGACCGAAGGAGGACCAGCAACCGCGAGCGAATTACCGGAAATTTTCGGCTATCACATAGATAACGGAGTAGTAACTACTAACGAAGTAAGGGAGCGCTTAGGGCTTGCACCAATAACAGACCCAGGCGAGGCAACTAGGAAAGAGTTAAGAGCGAAGCTTCAAACTATGAAAGAGGCCCGTACCGCTGGTATACCGGTTAAGAGAGCGGCGGAGCTGGCCGGTATTGATACGACCGGACTAAGCGATGAGGACCTGGTAAATTTACAAAACAATTTAGAGCTTACCGGTGTGGAGGACGACGTAAAAAAAAAGTCCTTAGCCAACTCCGGGCTATATACGGAGAGAATTAACCAGGACTTAGAGGAGCTTACTAATTTATATAAGCCCTTTAATAAAAATACTAGTTTCTACGATATTATAACAGACGAGGAGCGCCTTACTAGCTTTCAAAACATATTAAGCGAGGAGGATATAGATAAGCTCTTAAATCAAATATATACCGGCGCTATAAGTATTACTAATTTGCCTATTAACTTATATACAGTAATAGCCGAAAAGCTATTTAACGGAGTTAAGAAAGGCTTCGGAGCTTCTTTTAATGAGTTAGATATAACAGCGCCCGACTTCGATTTATTAGAGGACTTTAGAGTAAATACTTATTTATTTAGTGGAGCTAAAACTTTCCAAGAAGTAAAAACTATTCAAAGCTTTATAGTAAATAAGGAGGGCTTCGTAAGACCTTTTAACGAATTTAAGGAGGACGCTTTACAAGTTTATGGTCAATATAATACCGCCTGGTTGGAAGCGGAATTTAATACCGCTATAGCGAGGAGTCGAAGCGGCCGCGACTGGCTGGAGGCTAAAGCTGGAGAGGAGGCTACACCATTTTTAAAATACTTTACCATAGGGGACGACTTAGTAAGAAAAGACCACGTAGAGCTAGACGGAGTTATACAGCCGGTTAATTCTAAATACTGGAATAAATACTATCCGCCTAACGGCTGGAATTGCCGTTGTAAAGTCCAAAGGCTCCCAGCTAGTAGAGTGGACCAGGCTACAGAAATAACGGAAGCTAACAGCCCGGAGCTACCAGTATTATTTAATAATAACCCAGGTAAAACCAGGTTAATATATAACGGTAAGCACCCTTATTTTACCCAGGTACCTAACAACTTTAAAGGACGAGCTAAGAATAATTTCGGCTTACCGATACCGGAAAACGAAGCTAAGGCTAAATTAGATATTAAGAAAAAAGGCGGAAAAAATGGCAAAGAATAGGCTAGACCTTTCTAAGCTTAGCCGTAACTTTAACAAGTGTAAAAGGCTTTTACCGGATATTATAGGAGAGGACGCTGTAAACTTCTTTTTGGATAATTACCGTAAAGGCGGCTTTACGGACTCCAGCTTTAAGAAGTGGCCCGGAAGGAAAGGCGGAAAAGACCCAGGCCGCGCGTTACTGGTTAAAAGTAGTAGGCTCCGGAATAGTATAAGGGTCCAAGAAAAAACCGCTACCAGGGTAACGGTAGGGACTAGAGGGATAAGCTACGCTAAATACCATAACGAAGGCCGCGGAGTACCTCAAAGAAAATTTATAGGAGACTCGAAAGTATTAAGAAACGACATAAGGAAATTAATAACCGAGGAGCTTAATTTATGTATTAAAAAAACTTTTAGATAATGAGCTTATTACAATTATATAGAGATTTAAAAACCGATATAAAAGCAAATACTAGCGCTAATACTGTAGTTAGATATAATAGCCAACTCGATAACCTCCAGGACGAGGAGGCTATAAGCTGGCCGGCCGCTTTTTTAAGTTTCTCCTCTCAATGGGAGGACCGCGCTACCGGTTGCCAGTCCGGAGAGATAACTATAAGAGTAAGGACCGTTATAGAGTCTTACTTAGACGACGACGAGAAAGGATTTATTTTAGCAAATGAAATACAAGAAGTTTTACAAGGTTATACAAAGGATTACTTCGAGGACGGCGGAGCTATGAGACGTATAGAGCAAGGCTTAGACGAAAACCACGACCAACTAGAGGAGGACGAACTAGTATATATATGCACTATTATAGACGATACCGCCGACACTAGAAAAAACTATCAAACTATTAACCCTCCTATTACTTTGGAAGTTACTAAAGAAATAGACAAGGATAACGACACTATTAACACCGGAGACGGAATTTTTTAAGCCTTACTCTTAACTGGTTTTACTGGCTGTATTATTATAGTCCTAGGCCCCTTATTAGGGTCCTCTACTTTTAAGTCTACAGTATTAAGGCGAGGTAGTATATAAGGTAGTACTTTAGCTATAGCGGTTACTTTATCCTCCGGAAATTTAATTTTATCTATTATAGCCGGGAGGTTTTCAATATGTCCGGCCATAGCTTCGGCTAAAGACATTTTTACTTTGTTAGTTACTTTGTTAGGAGTCCCTTTTTTCCGGCCTCCTTTTTTTTCGTGGCCCTTTTCAAATTTACCGGCTGGGTCCTTTTCGGAGGTTTTCTTTTTAGCTGGAGCTTTCTTTTTAATAGGCTCTTTTTTAGGCTTTGCTATACTGTCTTTTTTTTTAGCCATAACGTTAATACTTTCGGTAGCCGTAAAGGTCTTTATTAATTGTATTAGGACTTAAATAGAGCTGGTCCGCTATCTCTCTTACTACCTGGTCCACCGTCTTAGCTCCGCCTTTAGTTTCCTTTTCAACTGTTTTAATAACGTAATTTTTACGCTTCTTTAATCTTTCCTGGTCCCTTTGCATATTGTTAAATATTGTATTTACGGATTAACAAATATATAAAAAATTTGTATATATAAAAATATATTTACATTAGCGTTATGGAATTTAAAGACCTCCAGTATATAAAAAACCAGGCTTTAACTAAAGGCGACGTAGTAGACTTATTATTATACGATATGATAGGCCGCGACCCGTTTTTAGGTAAAGGTATTAATAGCGCGCTTTTTATAGAGGAGCTTTTCTTTATTTCTGAAATGCAGCCTAAAGCTATTAACGTAAGAATTAACAGCCCAGGCGGTAACCTTATGGAAGGTATGAACATTTTCAACGCTATAGAACGCGTTAAAGAGAAAGGTATAGAGGTTAATACTTATATTGACGGTATGGCCGCAAGTATAGCCGCGCCTATTGCTTTAAATGGTAATACCGTTTATATGGCGGACCATGCGCTAGTAATGATACATTTGCCTTTTAATCCTAATACAGAGGACGAAGGAGAAACCAATAAGGCTACGGAAGCTTTTACCAACTCTTTAGCTACTATTTTAAGCGCTAAAACAAATAAGAGTAAGGACGAAGTTATTAAGTTAATGGAGGAAACTACTTTTTTCGATAGCGTGGAGGCTGTTAAAGCTGGAATAGTGGAGGCTAAAAATGTTATTACAACCGAGAAAAATACACCGGATAAAATCGAGAATTACGAGCCGGTAGAATTATATAATTTTTACAATAATCTTTTAAAACAAACACCTAAAAAAATGGATAAGGAGTTATTAAATATTTTAGGATTAGAAAATAACGCTAGTACCGAAGTAGTTACTAAAGCCGTTTCTAGTCTAAAAAATAACGCTACAAATATAGCGGAAGCTTTAGGCTTAGAAGCTGGAGCTAAAGGAGCGGAAATAGTAGAAGCTATTAACGTATTAAAGAACGAAAGCGAAGCGGCTAAAGCTGCAAGCGTGGAGGAGTTTGTAAACTCCGCTATTACTTCCGGTAAATTTGGAGAGGACGCTAGAGAGTCTTTAACTGGCTTAGCTAATAACGATTTAGATTTAGCTAAAAAATTAGTAGAAAATACTAATAAAACAAATAGCCCGGAGGACCTAACTAACTTAATAGAGGATAACGTAGAAAATACGGACCTATCTAAAAAAGTAAACGGCCGAAGCTTTAGAGAGCTAGAGAAAAACGACCCGGAGCTATTAACTAAAGTTTATAACTCGGATTTAGAGTTATATAAAACTATGTATAAATCTCAATACGGGACAGAGTACGCCGAGTAGTATAACGATTATTTAAGTATTTTAATCAAATTTAAAATAAATTCAAAATGAAAAAATTAAATTTCAAAAGCCTAGTTTTTAATTTCGTTTTAGCGGCGATAGTTGGGACATTATTAGGCCCGTTTTCGGCTCTAGGAGCTACAGGAACGACTACCGCTATATTTGGAGTAGGGACTAGCTTGCAAGTAGTTACGGGAGGCTTTAACCTTTCTAACGTTAACTTTATGGCTATACAAAAAGAGATTTGGGTAGAGGATATTAAAGAAAACCTTTTTAATGATTCGGCTTTCGTTCGTTTTGGTATGGACCACTCCGGTAACGTATCTTACAAGACTGTAAACGTACCGCAAAGCGGAAGCGCTCCGAATGTTGTAAAAAATAGAACGGTAGCAGCTGGAGGCGAGGATACGGTAGAAAGAACGGACACTATATTAAACTATAATATAGACTCTTATACTACGGACCCTTTTAGAATTAGAAACATAGAGAAAGTACAAAGAAGCTACGACCTTAGACAATCACACTTAAGAGAGCATATAGGAGCTATAGACGAAAGAGTAGGCGACGAGATAGCGGTAAACTGGTCTACAGATACAGCAGCTAGAATTGTAAGAACTTCCGGAAGTGCTGACAATACGGCGCTAGCACCTGGAGCGACTGGTACAAGAAAGATTTTAACTAGAGCGGACCTTAGAAAGTTAAGAGCTATTTTAGACGCTGACAAAATGCCTAAAACAGACAGATACTTAATTTTGCCTTCTGCAATGCACGACCAATTATTTAGCGATAACGACCTAATTAACCGCGAAGTTATGGGTAAAGAGACTTTACCGGAGGGAGTATTTACTAAATTATTCGGTTTTAATATTATTGACCCTAGAAGCGTAGTAAGTGTTTACGATAATACGCCAGCGGTAAAAGCTGTAGGAGCGGCAACGGCGGCAACGGATAACTTGGCCGGTATTGCTTTCCATAAGTCGGCGGTAAGCTGGGCTATCGGAGAGGTAGAGCCATTCGATAACGCCGGAGACGCTCGCTTTTATGGAGATGTACTTAGCGCGGAGGTATTAATGGGAGGTTCTAAGCTTAGAACTTCGGAGAAAGGATTAGCAATGATAGTACAAGAAGCT